ATGATAATTGGGTTTATAATTATGCAGATGTAGATTATTTAGTAGTCGCTGGTGGTGGTGGCGGTGGAGGTGGTAACTCACCATCTAACGCAAATGGTGGTGGAGGCGGAGCCGGAGGTTATAGAGCTTCTGGTTATGGACCTTCCCCTCTTCAAGGTTGTACATTAAGTGTAAAATATGGAACTTATGCTGTAACAGTTGGAGGTGGTGGTGCTGCTAGAACAAGTCCAGCAGGAGCGGGTTTTGTAGGAACAGATTCAGTTTTTTCAACAATAACATCAACAGGTGGTGGAGGTGGTGGTAATACAGCCAATCCTGGTACTGACGGCGGATCAGGAGGAGGTAGTGGTTATGCTAATCCTAGTACGTTTGGAGCAGGTAATACTCCTCCAACAAGTCCTTCTCAAGGAAATCCTGGAGGTGATGGTGTTGAAACAGCACCCGGCTATGGTGGTGGAGGTGGCGGTGGAGCTACAGCCACAGGAGGAAATGGTTCAAGTGGTGCAGGTGGAGCTGGTGGTGCAGGAGCTCCCAATACAATTTTAGGACCGGCGACAACATACGCTGGTGGTGGCGGTGCGGGAGTTTATAATCCTAGCGGTGGAGGAGCCGGTGGAAGCGGTGGTGGCGGTGCTGGTGGAGCAAATTCATCAGGTGTCGATGCAACAGTAAACACTGGTGGCGGTGGTGGAGGAACTGGTAATAGTCCTACTGGAGGTGCAGGTGCTTCATTTGTAAGTGGTGCAGGTGGTCCAGGAATCGTAATTTTAAGAGTACCTAGTGCAAGAACTTTAGCAGTTACGCCTGGATGTAATTCAACGGCCACAACTCCAGGAGGTTGTAAAACAGCTAAATTCATAGCAACAGGAACGTTGACAATAAGTTAAATTTAAAATATAAATTAAATTTTAAGGAGCATAAATATGGCACATTTCGCAGAATTAAAATCAGTGGTAGATCCTACTGGATTTACATCAGATACACATCAAGTGGTACAAAGAGTAGTTGTTGTAGGCAATGATATTGCGGCAGGCGGCGGAACTCTTGGAGACAATGACATGCATGTTGATGGAGAAACATGGTGTTCAAATTTCTTTAAAGGTGGAAGCTGGAAACAAACTTCTTATAATCATAATTTTAGAAAACAATATTGTGGTAAAGGTTATGTGTATGATTCATCAAAAGATAAATTTTTAGGAGCCCAACCTTTTGCATCTTGGGTATTAGATGGAAATGATGATTGGCAAGCTCCCGTTACACATCCAACAGATACTACAGATAAAAGCATCCTTTGGGATGAAGATAATCTAAGATGGATCGCAACAGATAAATCAGATCCACCAAATAATTTTAATTGGGATGCATCAGCGCTAGCTTGGGTATCCGCATAAGGAGACTCATATGGCTAGTCCTTCAGGATCAGCAAATGGTGGTATAATCGGAGCAAGTAACAACGCTTCCTTCGGTAAAAATACTATTACATCAAAAACATGCACAGGAACTTTAACTACACAACCAGGTACTAAAGTTGTACGAATTGTAAATGTTGCTGGTGGGGGTGGTGGCTCTGGTCCGTCTGGAGGCGGAGGTGGTGCTGGTGGTTTAATTTGTAAAGAATATACTGTCTCTGGGAATGCTCCTTATACAGCAACTATTGGTGGTGGAGGAGCTGGTAAAAAATGTGCAGTAGGAACTACTGGAACTAATTCTACTTTTGGCCCAACTGGTGGGTGTGTTCAATCTACCGCATTAGGTGGTGGTGGCGGAGGACATGAACCAGATGTCGCTGGTGGAGCTGGTGGTTCAGGTGGAGGAGGAAGTAAATGTGGAGCTGGTGGTGCTGGAACTTCCTGTCAAGGAAATACTGGAGGACCTGGAGGAACTTATGCTTGTTCAGGTGGCGGTGGTGGCGGAGCTGGAGCAGTAGGTGCAACTGCAGCTTCAAATCCAACTGGTGGAGCCGGTGGAGCCGGAACAGATGTGAGTCCTATTTATGGATGTGTGGGTCCAACATGTTCAGTTTTTGCTGGAGGCGGCGGTGGCCGAGGTGGCAGTACTGGTGGAGCAGCTGGATCAGGTGGTGGCGGAACTGGAGGTTCTGGTGGTGCAGGTACGGCAGCAACTGCTAATACAGGTGGTGGTGGCGGTGGATCAGGAAGTGGTAACTGTGGTGGCGCTGGTGGAAAAGGAATTATAATAGTAAAAGAATTAAACAAAGCAAGTGGTATGTGGTCAATGCAATCACAATTTCAAGCTATGACTGCAGGAGCATGCGGCTCCAGTACATGGCCAGCCCCTTCCACTACTTTGAGTATATTAAGTGTAGCTGGCGGTGGAGGAGGTGGTGGTATTGCTTCTCCTACTCGTACTTCTGGTGGTGGTGGCGGTGCCGGTGGTTATAAATATAATTGTGTAGTAATATATGGTTCAGCAGCAGGAACCTATGCCGTAGTAGTCGGTGGTGGTGGAACTGGTAGTACGGGTAACGCACCACCTGTCAGAAAAGGAGGTGTTTCAAGTTTTGATGCGGGGGGATCTTACCCTCTAGTAGCATGTGGTGGTGGAGGTGGTGGAGATGGTTTCGGACAGCAACCTGGTGCTCCTCCTTATCCAGCACCAACCCATAGAGCGCCCGGTCAACCTGGAGGATCTGGTGGTGGAGGTGGTGGTGCATCTTGTGCTCCTGCTGGAGGACCAGCAGTGTGTGGACAAGGATATGCAGGAGGGCCAACAGGAGGTGGCGCTGGAGTAGGTGGTGGAGGCGGTGGTGGTGCCGGAGCGGTTGGTAGTCCAGCTCCTTCTAGTACTGGGGGAACTGGAGGTGCAGGAGCATCTGCATGGCCAGGAGATTGTACAGTAAGAGCCGGTGGCGGTGGTGGAGGTGGGGGAACATCTCCTTCAGCTTCTGGATGTGGCGGCGCTGGAGGTGGTGGTCGAGGAAGAGCAGGTCACCCAGGTAATGGATGCACTCCCGATTGTAGACCTAGTACAAATGGAACTGTAAACACAGGCGGTGGCGGTGGTGGTCAAGGTGGAGACGGCGGTGGTTGTGTAGCTGGTGGATCAGGAGTAGTATTGATTAGGTATCCAGGTTCTATACCAGTTACTTTAAGCCCAGGCTGTAATACAGCAGCATGTGTACCCGGACCTTCTACTGATAAAATTGCTACGTTTGTTGCATCAGGATGTTTTGTGGTAAATTAATTTGTGGAAATAATAGATAATTGTATACCGAAAGAATTACAGGATAAAATAGAAAAGTATTTTCTTCAAAATACTTTTCCTTGGTTTTATCAAGCTCATTCCTTACAAAAAGATCACCCAAAAAAATATAAGATAGAGAATGGAGATACTTTTAATGAACCTCAATTCACTCATAAATTTGTGGATGATGGAAAAATAAACTCTTCTCATATCGATATAATTATTGAACTTTTAAAAGAGTTAAAAATAGAAACAGCTGAAATATTCAGATGTAAAGCTAATTTAAAATTTAAAACAGATTCAAAAAAACTTCATAATATATTTCATGTCGATTACGCACTCCCTCATAAGGTGCTTATTTATTATGTTAACGATAGCGATGGAGATACTTATTTAAAAGTAAATAATTCTCTCAAACAAGTTAAGCCTAGAAAAGGAAGGGCTTTAATATTTAAAGGAAATATTATGCATGCCGCAAACCATCCGCGAAAAAGCTCCAAAAGAATGATTATAAATTTTAATATTAAATAATTGATCTAGATCAATTCTTTTTATTTCTCTTTACTTTATCTTTAAAAAAGATATAAATTCTTTTATAAAGACATATGAACCTTACAAATTATTATTGGTATTTTAAATCAGCAATTCCTGAAAGGATCTGTGATGACATGGTGCGTTATGGAAAACAACTACAAGATCAAATGGCTGTAACTGGTGGATATGGAGACAGGCCATTAAATCAAAAACAAGTCAAAGATTTAAAAAAGAAAAGAGACTCCGATATTGTATGGATGAGTGAGAGATGGATTTATAAAGAAATACAACCATACGTTCATCAAGCTAATGTTAGTGCCGGTTGGAATTTTCAATGGGATTTTTCTGAAGCCTGTCAATTTACAAAATATAATAAAGGTCAATACTATGACTGGCATTGTGATGGCTGGGATAAACCCTACCAAAGACAACAAGGTGATCCATCACAGGGTAAAATAAGAAAACTATCTGTTACAGTAACACTATCAGATCCAAAAGAATATAAGGGTGGAGAATTAGAATTTGATTTTCGAAATTTAGATCCCGATAAAAAACCAAACATTAGAAAGTGTAAAGAAATATTACCTAAAGGATCCTTGGTTGTATTTCCTGGTTTTGTGTGGCATAGAGTATGCCCGGTTAAAAAAGGATCTAGACATAGTTTGGTTATCTGGAATTTAGGATGGCCATTTAAATAAAGGAGAATATGAAAAAGAAACAAAAGAAAGCAAGAAAAGTAAAGACTCAAAAAGAGCTTGATAAGATATCATGTGGAAGTGCACAATTATTTCCAACACAATTATCAACAGAAGAGTATTTTAAATGTCCTATATGGTTTGGAGATGCTCCTCAATTTGTTGATGATTTAAATAAAGCATCTGACTCTTATATTGAGACAGCAAAGAAAAATTTAAAAAAAGATATAGATAAAAGAAATAAAAAGTTTGGTGACAAAGGAGATATGGGTCATGTATTTCATTCAACAACTTTAATGGGGGATCCTAATTTTCAAGAAATTACAAATTATGTAGGGGCAACAGCGCATAATTTATTGGGTGAGATGGGTTTTGATTTAACAAATTATCAAGTCTTTACCACAGAAATATGGGTACAAGAGTTTGCAAAAAAAGGTGGAGGACACCATACCTTACATACCCATTGGAATGGTCATATATCAGGTTTTTATTTTTTAAAAGCTAGTAACCAAACATCTAGACCCTTGTTTGAAGACCCAAGACCAGGTAATATGATGAATCTTTTACCAGAAAAAGATAAAACAAAAATAACTTATGCGTCATCACAAATTAATTATGAAGTAAAGCCAGGGAGAATGATTTTTTTTCCATCTTACATGCCTCATATGTATGCGGTTGATATGGGATATGAACCCTTTAGATTTATACATTTTAACTGTCAAGCTATACCGAAAGGAGTATTAAATGTCGTTCAAAAAAAATAAATATACAGTATTAAAAGGAGCGCTTACTAGAGAGATGGCAGATTTTGCTTTTGCTTATTTCTTAAATAAAAGAAAGGTAGCCAGATTTTTATTTGATCAAAAATATATTTCACCATTTACCGACTACTGGGGGGTGTGGAATGATCAACAAGTTCCTAATACCTATTCTCATTATGGGGATATAGTTATGGAAACTTTACTACAGAAAGTTAAACCTGTTATGGAGG